TCAGTTTTGCTGACTGCCGCTGAACATTTCGTCATCGTCCTGGACTATGATGATGCTGAAGTCCACATAGCCGGGTGCGCCGATGTATCTCGACTCTAAGCTGAACTTGATCTTCTCCGGATATTCATGCAGGTCATCCGAACACTTGGGTAGTTGGGATACGGTAACGGGGAACTGGCTCTTGATGCTGTCATAGGCAGTGTATTCCAGATAGAGCTTGCCTGTGCCGGTCAGGAAGCTTAAGAGGTTGTAATACCCGCTTGGATTCAGGGTCACTTGCAGTTCAAAGCCATCTTCTCGATATTCGTCTCGACGGTGGACTATGCTGGGGTTGAAAGCATTCTTCTTCTCAAGGCGATACTTGGTGCGGGGGATGTACTCGACTTCCCCATGCTCACAGTATAAGAAGAAGACACCCTGGGGGTTCCATCTGATGAGTTTGAATCCCTTTATAGCAGCCATGCTTTTACCTTGTATTCGTCTTTGATATAGTCTCTTTCAATCTCGGTAATGGCGTAAACATGATCTTGGATGCGCAGCTTGGAGAAGAGACCGAGATCGTATTTGGATAACTGATCGATGACAGCTTCAATGCTCCACTTATAGTTGTAGAAGTCAATGAGATGGTTCTTGATTATGCCCTGCAGTTGAGTGGTATCTCCGGCAAGGATATCGATCTCTTCGATCTGTGGCTGCTCTTGATTGCCCCGTTTGAGGATGAAGGATACCACATCTTTATCATCGATGTCTACTATGGTGGTGGAATAAGCATCTTTATTCTTCAGCACGATACGTCCTTGAGCATCGGTAAATATGGTTGCATTGTAGAGCATCAGCATTGCCTGCAAAGCCTTCAGATTGTCAGTCTGCTCATCGTTATAGTTTTCATAAGCTTTACCCGGCTGAAGGCGCTCAGGGAAGACGTTGCCATGACAATTGGCTTCTACCCAGTAGTTAGCATAGTGACTGCTACCATAGCTCAAACCACCTATTCCTCCGGCACTTGTCAGACTGAACAGACTACTCTGTGAGATGCCATTATCGGTAAAGAATGACATAAGTTCATTGTAGGCATTCTCTATGGAAGCCATATCATCTACCCACCCGGTCTTATCGTCATATTCCTCAATAATCGGGCAAATACTGTTAAAGAAACGGTATATCCGGCCCCGAAACCGACCCTGATACTTAGTAGTGGCAGGAGTTGGATATATGGCCTCAATCACCTTCTTATAAACAAATATGAAAGTCGCTCTATTGGATACGGTGTCAAATAAGTATCCCGATATCGGAGATGACCAGCTGGATGCATGATTACTATAAGTCCAACCTCCGGGAGGCTCAGGATAGCGGTTCATGTCATGATAGTCAACATGAGCCAGGGTCAGCATAGCTCCGGTCGGAATGTTTAAGACAGGCAAAACAAACTGATCCCAATAAGGGATACTGATCGGGATGGTCTGCTCAATGTCCTGCAGGAAATAGCCCAGTATCCAGATCGGCAGATACCCTGCCGTAATCCCATAATAGTGAGTGAGATCGGAGAATACCGATAGCAATTTGATCTTATCATAACAGGTAAATTTGAGGATGCCTGTGCTAATATCAAATGACAACTGGGAAGTATCGATGATGCCGGTAAAGAACAAGTCACCATCCCGATAAATCTTAACTTCAAAGTGCGAGACGTAACGTTCATGCTCATTGTTGCCACTGAGGATGTTGTCCTCTATCCAGACATCAGGGAAGCACTCAAATACAAGCCGCTTAGGTTCTCTGCTGTAGTTGGATACGGACTGCAGCTTATCGGCAGAGACGCCCAGACTGAGGATAGCTCTGTTCGTAGCTGTATCTTCCAGAGTATGCTTGACCTGGTTATAGTCTGCGGTATCGGTCTTGCCTTGAACAAAAGCGACCTTGAACAGATTAGACATGATACTAAACCTCGCTTCTGATCATCTTACCCGTATCGGCAATCTCGGAGATCTTGACCGGGTCATTAGATAGAGGATCAACATTGATCTCGATATTGGGCTTGTTGTCTGCGATGCTCTGGCGCAGGCTGTTAAACTCCTCCCGTACCACAGAGACGATGGTGTCCATGATGCTATCTATACTGCCTCGCCCGGCAACGGAGCCACCAGCGGCATAATATGAGCCCACAGACTGAGGAATGGGCACGGATGGGATGGGAAGCCCGGCAAAGGCAAGCTTCACCTTCTCGATGGGGGCGAAGTTGAGGAAATCAAAGAGGTCCCTGCCTAAGGCTTTCACTCGATCTTTGGCCGTAATATACTCGTTACCTTCAGCTTCAATTAGGATGCCGCCATCATTATGCGATCTACCCACTAAGAGACCACCTGTAGCTGCTTTTGGTGGTTCAATTGCTTGGATCGTGGCTACATTGGCAAGTCCGGCTCCGATAGCTGCAGCGGCGGCTGCAATGGCAAGTCCTGGACCCACTATGGGAATGCCTGCCATAGCCTTGTAAGCTGCGTTTGCCGCCGCATAAGTATCGACCAAGGCACTGGCTACGGACATTGTCTTCCATAAGGCAAAGCCCTTCTTACCGAAGATTTCACTGGTCTTGGTAAGATCACGCATGATCTGCTGAGCGCCCTGCAGGTTACGCATCTCATACTGACCTCTGATCTGAGCTTTGGCTTTCTCGGATTGGGCGGTGATCTGCTCTTCCGTAAGCCCGGCTTCAAGCAGCTTCTCTCTGCGTTTGGCATAATACTCATCAATGGCTCTGAGTTGAGCATCCCAAGTCTGCCCGGCTAATTCCAGACTACGCTGTTCGAAGTTGAAGCGCAGATCACTGAGCTCCTGCTGCTGTCTACGCTCTTTTTCCAAAGCCTTGCGCCGCTCTTCCGCTTCTGCTGCGATCTGCCTGGTTCTGGCTTCAGCGGCTTCGGTTTCTACTTTCACCGACTCGTCGGCATAGTGATCTCGGATTGATTGTAGTAGCTCTTCCGAGGCACCAAGAGCCTGAGCTTTGGCAAGCTCCGCATCTCGCTGGACATCGAGTTCCTTCTGTTTCCTAAGCACTGCATCGTCAATAGCCAAGACGTCATATTTCTGTTGCAGTTGTCTTAGCTGCTCCAAGAGCCGCTCTTCTTCACTGCGTCTGGCATCGGATTGGGATGTGTTAGTAGAACCGGAACTATCTCCATCCCCTAAGCTCATGTCGGGTAACTCCATCAAAGCCTGACGATAAGCGGCAGCGAAATCATTGAGATCACCCTTGGCGAGGTTGAGGTTGTCTCTGACTTGGGTGATCTGTTCGTTCAATCTACCTTCCGGGCTTAGCTTCCCATAGTCACCGGAACCGCCTTGCAGCATCTCCCGGTCTTGAATAAACTGAGACTGGTTCGCTTGAGCTAACTTCATCAAGTCGTTGTACTGCACCTGCAGTTCAGCCACTTGTCTGAGTTGAGCCTGATAGCGCTCTCCGTAGACTTCCGCTATCTGCTTTTGAATCAGAGCTTCAGAGGCACTGTGCAGGGCAGCGGCAAGCTCATTGTAAGAGGATGTAGCCAGATCGATATTACCGATGTACTCACCATACTGCTCGTTCATGGTTATTATCAGGTTCTTAAGCTCTGTCTTATCAGATGCTGTAAGATTGGTTGCCGAATGCAGCTCCAGAAGGCGACCGGCAAGGATATTAAATCTCTCGGCTTCAATAGATACTTGGCGATTACACTCTTTGATCTTGTCAGTCATTGATTTCTGAGCCTCGGCAAAGCTATCCGTTTTCATCGACGCCGCCGCCAACCCCAGTCCCAAAGCGGACAAAACACCTACCGAGATACCGATGATCCCAGCTACCGGGTTCATGGCAACTCGCAGGGCATGATAAGCTGCGGTTAAAGCTGTTATGGCAGTGGTAACGGTTCCGATTACCGGAACTGCAATAACCAGCCCGGCTACGAAGCCTTTCATCACCGGAGACAGGCTATTATAGGCATCCATCAGCCACTTGAGTCCTTGAAACAGTGGGTTTACCAGAGCGGTCAGCATATCACCGACGGTCTCTTTGATATCGCCCCAAGCATTGGCATTCTGCAGTCTCAGATCGGCAAGTGCTGTCGCGGTTCCGCCATAGTCCTCGCCCAACTTCTCGACCAGATAGGATACACCTTCTGTCTTTAAGCGAGTAGCATCAAGCTCAATGCCATAGCGATTCAGCATCTCAGTATGCCCATTCAAGGCTCGACCCATAAGATCGAAGGCACTCTCAACGCTCATTCCGGTAGCTTTATTGGCTTCGGTGAAATCTAACAGGACCGGCACCAGAGCCTTGATATCATCCTTGTTCAATTTGAAGGTCTGAGACAGCTTTGCCATCAAGGGCAGCAGCTGTTCATCTCCGTAATTGGTAACTGTTTGCATGGAATAAGCAAAGTCTGCCATCTCGGAAGCTGCGTCGCCGAAGGCAATGGTGGTCAGGGTGATAGCCTGTCTTTGCACCAGTGATGCATCCAAGAATTCATTCATGGAGCGTACCACCCCGGAAATAGCAGAGATCACTCCATCGATTGCAATCTTGACGTCACGAATGGTAGCCAGAGCCTGTTCTGCCGAGATCTTGACGGCAGCAGGCTTCTCTACCGCAGTCTGGGTGGACTCCGCCTCCTGCTTGACTTCAGCAAGCTTGACATTGGCATCAGAGGTGGTCAGGACGAGTTTAAAAGTTAATTCATTCATTTTGGCTTGACTGATTCAATGGCTCATGTATTTTGGTTTATATTGTTACCGTCCTATAGATGTAGCAATGCATATTATGACAAAAGGAGAAAATAATGGAAAACAATGAAAGTAAGCATGAAGTGTATCCATTAAAAAACCCCATTAAAGGAACTTGCCCTCAGTGTGGGAAACATGATGTTTTGGTGTGCAAAAACTGCGGATTTTGTGCAAATTGTAACAATCACCAGCATTGCACTGACAAAGATGAAAATAACGATGACGAAGTACAAGTAAACGTCTTCTAAATATAAGGAATTCGATTTATAGATCAATGATAATTCCTTATCAGCAACTCGACATTCGTCTGGAAAGCTCCAGACACCGAGTACTGCGTCTCGACTTCATCTATGATACAGCCATCGTATAGCTGCTTTATATAAGGATCGTTGTTGTAGGATAGCAGGAACTTGCCCTTGATCTGTTTCAAGGTTCCCGCCAGTTCTTCATGCTGGTTGAAGGCATTTGCATCTTCACGTTCGTAGATGTATTCCTTGGTATAGTAAGGAGGGTCCAGATAGAAGAAGGTATTGGGTGTATCGAACCGGGCTACGATTTTCTCCCAGGGCTGCTTTTCGATAATCACCTGCTTGAGCCGTTCCGAGGCTGCTTTTACCTTCTCCAGATTACGCAGCGGCATATACTTGTAGCCTTGCATGATGCAGAAGTTCTTAGAGCGTGAGCCGTAGCTGCAGGATAACTGGAAGTAGAAGCGGATAGCCCGCTCAAGCTCGGTTTGGGGCTCATGTTGGGCGAAGGAATCGAACATCTCTCTTGATACCAAGTACTGATTCAACTCCGTCACAAACGCTTCAGGATGCTGCTTGATATAGTGCCAGAAGTTGACCAGATCACCATTGATGTCGTTATAGACTTCGGTATATCTGCTCTTGGGTCCGGTCTGCCAGTCTTCCTTGTTAGCTGATTTACCGAATAGTATCCAGGCTGCCCCGCCAAAGACTTCGCAGTAGATGTCATGCTTGGGGATGAGTGGCAGTATCCTCTTTCTGAGAAGCCGCTTGCCACCGACCCAAGAGATGATGCTGTTCATGCATCCTCCAGAGGAAAATTGGCGATGATCACTTCCTTGAACTCGCTCTTGCCTTCCTTACGGTTGATGCCCTTGGTTCTGGTGACGTGCTTGATATCAAAGCCCTTGTATAGCTTGAGCACTTCCGGGTTATCGTCATAGCTGAGGATGAAGCGTCCTTTGATGGCTTTCAGCTTCTTGCAGAGCTCTTCGTGACTGAACTGCTTGGAGTTCTCATAGGTATAGCCAAGCATATAGGGTGGATCGCAATAGAAGAAGTTGTTCTTAGTATCGTACTTATCGATCACCTTCTCATAGGAGAGGTTCTCGATGATCACCATATCAAGGCGTTTGTGGAGTTCTTTGATGCGTGCCAAGCGGTTATACATACTGGAAGTGCCCCGCTTCTGCGAAGTGCCGAAGCTGTCACCTTTGCTTCCGAAGCTTCGAGTGATCAGGAACATGAACCTGGCAGCCCGCTGTATCTCGGTTAAGCCTTCCTGCTTGAGGATATCCCCAAAGAGCTTGCGGCTGGCGACTAACCAGTCTAACTCTTTGATCAGTTCATCCGGGTGATACTTCACCTGCAGGAAGAGATTGACCAGGCGGTTATCGAGATCGTTATATACTTCCAGATCTCCCCACTTATCTTTGTAGAGCAGCATCCAAGCTGCGCCACCGAAGGGCTCGATATAGCCGGTGATGTCCTTGGGAACGTACTTGGATATAGTTTTTCTCAGGAGGCGTTTACCGCCGATCCAGCCGATCAATGCATCCATTACACGTCTCCCTTTGGGTCTGCCAGACACAGGCGTAGATACAGCTCCGGCAGAGTCAGGTTGCTGAAGTCCGCGTTAGTGAATCCAAGCTTTCTGAGTATCATTTCGAACCTCTCATAGGGGTATTTGCTTTGGCGGTCACCGCTAATCCGAAACTCCCGAGCCAACTTTTGAACCTGTCTTTGTTGGCTCTGATATAGACGAAAAAAGCGGAGATATACTCCAGTGCTTCTACTGCGTCCATATCGTCGACTTCTCTACCTGAGATGATTTTTATCAGCTCTTTATCGGCTTCCGATTGGCTGACCAATTCCAACAGTTCCAGCTCACTCACCTTGGCTACCTTGCCGGAGAGAAAGTCCTCCAGCTTGGCTTTCAAGGTCTTGTTCGAGATCGTGAGACAGAGTATTTGCCGTAGTTGGCTATAGCTGAGTTGTACTTCTCGTTTCATAGAATAATCCTTTTTCAGTTTCCGAAGAACATCTTAAGAGCAATGCCCAGCAGCAGAAAGAACTGGGAGGTGGATACGCTCAGAAGTATCTTCATATTCGTCTCCACTCTCGCCATTCTGGTGACCAGAGATTTGCTGCTGTTGCCATTGCCATAGATCTCCTCGTGTACCGAATCTATCTTGTCTTTGATTTCAGGTTGACACCGGCAGTCCATAACAGCTCCTTGATTCATATCGTATTTACGTGGGGATGCGATCTTACACCCCCGGAGGAATGTCTGTCCGCAGGTAGATCCTGCCTGCGGTAATACCGGAGAACTCTGTGGAAATAACCACCGAGAACAAACCGTCGGCTTCTCCAGACCAGTCCACTGTCCAGCGTAGACCATTGAAGATAACGACTCTATCATAAGCTTTGGAGACGACCACAATGGTGACCTCCTGGTTCATGAAGTCATGACTCTCCAAATAGTCCTTCTGTACTGTAGACAGTCCGGCAATGGTAAGCTCCACCGTACTGGTTCTCTTGCCCGGTATCGTATAGTTACGGGTCTTGAGCTTGGTGATCTTGGAGTCTGCTTTACCCGGCTTCTCAGCAAGCTCGCCCAAGAGGTCTAAGTTGGTGGTCAACTCCGTTTTAACCCCAGCTTGAGTAGCAAAGAGTGTGTTGACGCCTTCCGTGTCATAGCTGCCTACTCCGAAATAGACGTTATCGGCTACCAACACGTCCATCAGACGAGCAAAATTGAGGTCATCCGCACTCATATCGGTTGGGTAAGTCGGTTTAGCTACATACTGCGGCATTAGAATACTCCCTTGATGGCTTTGCCTATGCTGAAGAGCCACTTCCGGTTGTGAAAGACGTATTCGATAGCGCCGCCGATAGTGCCGAATACTTTGAGAATGACGTTAGTCTGCTTGGCAGGCAAGGCTTTAGTTGCCCGTTCCACTGCTAACTGCTTCTTGGCATAGTCATCCAAGTCCTTAGTGGCAGGATTGATCTTGATGTCCTGGATGATGTCCAGGATGATCGCCAGGGCCGAGTTGACCTTGGCCTTGTCGATCAGCTTGCCGGTGGTGCTGGATATGATCCAGACTACCAGAGCCGAGATCAGCCCCAGAATAAACTCCTGATTGGCAATGATGAAGTCCATTGATGCTCCTTATCTGGTTAGTAATTGCTTAGGTGGTCAGTTTGAAGACTTTGACGAAACCGTCGATATAGGTGATGCCGGGACGGATACGGATGTACCAGTGGTACTTCCAGTCCGCACCATGATGCTCAACTTTGAGTTCGGCGTCGGTACGATAGCCGACGATGATGAACTTGGGCAGACCGCCGATGATATACTCATCAGGCATGAGACGGGGCTTTACGGGAATACCGGCAAAGGAGACGTTGCCACCTTCGAGCAGCAGACGATCTCCGGCATTGGTCTCACGCTTGGCAAGCTCCGCTCTGATGCGGATCAGGTCCTTGTGACTGACATAGAACTTGAAGTTCTCCTGCTCTTCCAACATCTCGTCGGAGAATGCCAAGAGAGCGGCTTCAAAGCGTTTCGCCCAATCGGTGTAGGTAGCTTTGGAAATGTTAGTTACTTGGCTACCTGCCGTGGCAAGCTTGACAATACCGTCCAAAGCTTTTAGCTTCGCAGTGGCAGAGGCTCGGTCACCTCTGAAGAGCAGGAGACGGATAGCCTTCTCGGTCTTCTTGGCGATGTGGTTCTCCACATAGGCTCCGAAGGCATCTTCACCGTATTTGTCCTTGTAGAACTCGACCACGTCACGTCCCAAGGTAAACTCAGCATTGAGGATACCGGTAGGCACGGAGAGATCGGCCGTACTGACATTCTGAGCGGTCAGAGCACCATCGAGACTGTTCTTGAAGACCAAATCATCGATCAAGCCGACGTCGATCTTCTCGTCTTTCAGCAGAGGCAGCACCGAGATATCCGAGAGAGTATCACCGGGCTGAGAAACGATTACCTCGTCAATAAAGAGCGAAGTAGTATTGGGATTGAGGATGTTCATGGCTTTACCCGAGTCAACATCGGCAATGCCCTTGTAGATATCCCGATGCGCAGCCTTGACCATAATCTTGCTGCCATCGATGGTAACCTCTTTGTCCATATTGGAATGGTTGGCATCCGGCTCACCGGGTATGGACTTGGAGATCGCTCTGCTCATGGTGACAGACAAGTCCTTGAGACTCTTCTCGATGCTCTTTACAGCTTCTGTGACAGTAGCCGAACCGCTGTTCTTATCCAACTCTGTGATCTTCTCAGAGATGGCTGTGATGCCCTTTTGCAGTTCACTGTTGTTATTGTGCTCGGCCACTTTACGAAGTGAGTTGAGTTCGTTCTTGATCTCGGAAAGACTGGATTCCGCACTGCGGTAGTCATCAGCCCGACCATAGATGGATACACCATTGAACTCGCCTTTCTCGATCTTCTGCCAGAGCTCACTCTGTAGGTTCTCACATTTGAGCACTTGCACCCAAGAGCCCACTCTTGTCTCGGGAAAATGCTCTCGGTCACTGGTCTTGAGAATGTAGTTTTCCACTACGGTGAACTCCGGGACCGGCTGCATATTGTGATTCACGTCGCACTTGCCGACTAAACCGTGCTTGGCAAAGTGGTCACAGGCCTTCTGAATCTCTTCCCGAGTGTAATAGTCGCCCTGCGAGTCGTGGATGTTGGGCTCCATCAGAGTGACGTAAAGCCGTCCCTGAGTGCCACTCGTTTCACTCTTGAACTTGGTGGAGTTGATCTTGTGTTCAAAGCTTCTGCCAGAGGCATTCTTGACTACAAAGCCCTTCTGATTAGCCGGGTTCATCTCATCGAAGAGAAGCGAGACTAACTCGACTTCCACGTTGCGCAGCTCTCCCTTCTGAATGGTGCGTTTCTTGAATGGATACACGATACCTCCTTGGGTATGTAGTTGATTGTTATCTATGTGCTTGTGTTTCATTGATTACTTACCGCCAAAGTTCCGGTTCTGCATGAAGAGCTGTTCATCAGCAGTCTGCAGAGCATCAGTAAGGTTACCAAAATTGAAGTCTTCGGGTTTGACCTTCCACCCGAACTCGTAGTTGAATTCAATCGCCAGGGTGAGCGCAAGTCGCTCCTGCAGCGGTTTGATTACGAAGTGGTAGAACATAGCCATGTCACTCCGGTTATCGCCGCCAAGCTGCCCCGGGATAAGCTGTGAGACTATCCTCGCCGGGACCCGGTGATATGCGAGGATACCTTCCCTGAGATCTTTCTTGAGACTCAGGAAGCCACCTTCCCGGTCCTGTTGCCTGAGTGGTTCGAGGCGTATCTTTACGTCCCGGCTTTCACTCTCGATCAGCACGGTGGAGTGGCTTTTGGCGTTTCCTTTCACTTCTGTGAGTGCCTTCTCGATCTCGGTATAAGCATCGGTCAGCACTTCATTACCTGCTTCGTCAGTGACGGTTCCGTCTCGGAGAGTGCCGCCCTCCACGATTACGAAGTAGTCTATCATGAGACCGTTCTTGAAGTTGTTATAGTCGAAGGTCTTGATCTCACCAAGTATCTCGATGTTGATAGCTATGGGCAGGCAAGCCAGACCCCAAGCATTTGATCTGTGTGTGGACTTCTTGATGTGGATAATGTCCTCGTAAGCGAAGTCCTTCTTCCGGTTGTTCTTCACTTGGATATAGTCCGGTCTAAAGAAGCCGAACTCGTCATAGTTCTCCACGATCTGCACTTCAGAGGGAAGCATACGCTCCAGACCCATCCAATCCCCCTGCGGGTTGCGCATCTTGATCAGGAAGCCGTTACCGCATACAAGATAGAACTTGATCATCTCAGATAGGATAGTGGTCTGATCTTCACAGGCAGGGAATTCGGCAGCTTCCATCCAGGCAGTAACTTGCTTGTTCTTGCATTCGAACTGCATGATGGTTGCCATAGTAAGCGCATCAATACAACCGGAGTGGTACTCGTCCATATCCAGGAGATTGAGTAGCTTACTCATGGAATAGGGTGCCATCACTGTCTTCTTGGTCTCGGCTGCCTTGGATATCAGTTGCTTCCCAATCCGCTGATACTTGGAGAGATCTATGGCTTCCGGTTTGTATTTGCTTTCGATCAGATCAGACACTGAGCTGATTCCAAGGTTATAGTCACCCAAACGCATTACTCTCATGAAGATGCTCCAGTGCCCACTTTAAGCAGGTCGATCTTGGCTATACGCACCAAACGAGAACCATCTATGCGACTGGCGTAATACTCGATACTGGGAATGTCCCGATTCATCAGCTTTTGGTAGTAGCTCCGGAACATCTCTTTGAGTTGGTACAAGTCAGAGTCTGGATCATCCACGTTATGGGCATTGACGATCAGGAAGACCGTCCAGGCGATATCTGTGTCCACATACTGCCTCGAAGTGCCATGCTTGCCTGTCTCTGAATCGAGGATCAGGATAGCGCAGGGCAGATTCTTGGGAATGTTGTCCTTGTTGTAGAGGGTCTCGGATACACCTGCGAGTTTTAAAGCTTCAGAGATGCGTTTGCGTTCGGATTGGTATTTCTCCAGGGCGGTCACAGGCTTACCTCGATATCGTTCAACTGCTGATATATCCACTGCTCCCGATTAGCGACCACAGATGCGAACACATTACGAGCAGCGATACCTTCCCGCTTGATCTTGGCTTGGATCATGTATGCTATCTGCTCTACAGTGAGCAACTTCCCACTCTGCTTATCCGTCCACGAGAGCCCTTTCCGCTCCACCCATGACTTCAGAGGTGCAATGGGAGTCCAGGAAGGCACTTTACCACCCAATACGAATGGCTCATGCTTCACGTTCGAGCCCACTCTCAGAGTCATGCCGGAGTCATTGGTTTCCACTGTGTAACCAGTGTTTCCATAGAAATCGCCTTTATCGTAAATCTGCTGAGTGAGAATCTCCTTGCGGGAGTCGGCATCGATAACACTCCCGATCAGATGTAAACGACTCTCTAAAGCCGCATAGATCGCTCTGTAGATCTCGATCATCAACTCTTCCGGACTGTTAAAGTCACTCTGCGGCATCAGATCACCCCTGCTCTCAGCACTTTAGGGAGTCTCGGTTTCAACTCTGTGAGTCGCTCCATGCCACTTTGATTGAGATAGTTCCGAAGAAGAGTGAGTGCTCTTAGCTCAAGCTTAGCTTTGAAGGCGTCTATTTCGCTCCCTGTGAGCAGTTCGGTAGCAGACTGGTCTAATCCTACAGTCTTGACTATTCCCTCGCCCAGGGTCTTCAAATTGAGAAACTCGCAAGTACTCTGTAGCATCAGGAAAGAGTACCCAAAACGAAAAGAGATCAGAAAGGGATCATCATCAGGGTAATCGTTGCGTATAGCATCTTGGTAATAGTTATCCAATACAAGGCTTCTGATCGTCTCCAGGACAAGCCCTTTATGCTCTTTGAAGATGCTGTTATCACCCATCTCCTTGGGCAGATTGAGCACTGATAGGACTTCAAGCGTCTCGACAGGAATAGGGATCACTTACCCTTCCTCATCATCTCGGAAAGCTCAATCGCTCTGCGACCGACCTGCTTCGCCCACTTGGAAGCCAGCATACCATTAGCGGCTCGTTCCCAATCTCCAGCTTTTACAAACGCCAGAGTGTTCTTGAAGCCAAGCAGACCAGAAATACCGAGATTGAAGCACATGTTGAGCAGCACCGACTTGCGGACTTCATCCAAGTTAATGTATATCTCCGGAATCTCATCAAGAAGCTGCTTTTCGCAGTTCCGAATATCGTTCTCCAAGAGCACATAGGCTTCGGTCTGGGATATGCCACAATCATCGAGATTGCGTCCAATACCGATGGTCAGCTTGCCAGCGGTACAGCGATATGGCTTCAGTCGCAAACCCTCATGTCTGACTAACTGAGCTTTGATTCGATTCATCAATGTTTCGGTCATGCTATATCCTTGTTCCAGTTGTGATCATTGATCCGGAGTCATGAAAACACTACCCTGTATACTGACAAATCAGGATGAGCAAGGATGAGACATTTTTTTGATTGACATATTAAGGGTTTGAATATTCAGTACACTTCAGAATTATTGGGTTCAATAGTTAGACCAAGATACCATTATTGAATGGTATAGATCATTGATTGTTTTTTATGTGAAAGTAGCCAAACTGTCTTGGATGCTTAATCGAAAAGTATAATAATTTGATATATATATGGGAGTTATTTTGAATTACAATGAAAAGCGGTATGCAAATCCTATAATCCATGAGTATTTATGTAGGTTAGATTTCACGCATAATATCCAATGGACTGATAATGAAATTCCTCAGCATCTTAGCAATGAAGCGAAAAAATTCGGGTATGGAGTAGTTAATGTCATACCTATGAACGAAGAAACAATCCAGTTTGGGCAAAAGAGTGTCAAAAGAGTTAGAAATCAATTTAATGAATGGCAATTTATTGGTGATTGTGGCAATAAATTCATTATCAGTAAATCAAGCATCGTCCACAACGTAAAAAAATACGATAGTTACCATTCTAATAACTACCTTGTTTCTGAGTTCAGAAACAATCGACCTCAAAGAGAGTTTTTTAGGCTAAAAGTATCTTTGTGATAGAAAAATATAAACATACGATTTACAAAACAGGCAGAGTCCGGCAAGGAGACATAATACGGAATGTCCGTTTCTACGAGTATTTCCAATACAAGGATGGATTATTAGATCTTAGTTTCATCGATTTTCCCCATGTGCTTGTGTTGACGCAAGATTGTGACCTAGAACAGGAATTCAGCTTAAGAAATCAAGAGGTTAATTGTGTACTTTCCAGTTCAGACAGTAATCACGAGATCTATGTAGACAAGGCACTAGTATCTGTCCTAGTAGTACCAATTTATAACTATGATCAATTCTGTGATGGAGATCACATGGCAGATTGTTTTAACTATATCTATCCCAGTAGTTATCGAGTTAAGACTAGGCCAATCCGAAAGGATAAGACACCGGAAAAGGATATTAAGAATAACATGAATCCTAGGTATTATTTTTTGTCACTATTCGACGAGAGTATCATGAGAGATGCATTGATTGATTTCAAACACTATTTCTCGGTTAACCTAAGAGTACTTGAGATGTTTAGAAAGACTAACTACATATGTACAATTTCTCCATTATTTAGAGAAAAAGTATCGCAAAGGTTTGTGTCATATCTATCGAGAATAGGCTTACCAGCATATAAAGAGCAGGTTGCTGAAAATCCCCAGAATTGTTTAGATTAGATATTTAACATAGATATCAATAAGTAACGAATTGGAGGTTACAATGCTTTACAGAAGTTTTATTGAAGTTATGATAGAATCGAAAGATAGGACGTTGGCTAAAAAACATGCCGAAAAAAGGACTCAGAATATTGTTAGGCAGTTCGTCCCACCAAACGCCCCACTGTGTCATCTGGAAAGTAATTATGTAGGAGTTTTAGGTGAAATTGCTGTTTACAAATACTTGGAAGTTCCTTATGAGTTAACAGATAATTATGAAGCTAATCAAGTTGATGACGGTGATCTTCATTACAAAGGCTTAACGTATGATATAAAGACGGATGCTGTTCCTCGGTCATATTATTCGAAGTTGTACGATGGATCGATAATGAACTACGAGAAATATGGCTGTAGAGTATTTACGGTTAAACACTTACATCATTTGAAGAAGTATACTGGAGGATTGATCTTTGCTGCAATAGAGATTCCCGATAATGCGAAATTGACGAAAGTTGATGGGAACATTCGTGATGCTATATTAAATGTTAAGAGTGTGATTATCATCGGGTATGCAAAGCAAAGTGATGTAACATCCAATGAACCAACATGGTATGCACCTATAGACCCTAATAGCTCATCACTAACAAAGTACAACTCACTGAACTACATTTTTCATCACTGCGATGGCCAAGGGCATGCTCACGGCTCTTCGATACCAACAATACTTAGAGCTGTTAAGGACCTATAATGATGCAGATTTTCAATCGGTTCAACATAAGTCCTGAGCAAAATAAAATCATCGAGGACGTAAAAGGGCCAGTTCGTGTCATATCAGGTCCAGGCTCTGGTAAAACCATGACAATGGTGCTGAAGTACCTTCACCTGCTTTACAATTGCTCAACTGACCCTGCTGAGGTGTTGTTCCTCACTTTTACTAATAAAGCTGCTAATGAAATCACAGATCGTATTCTCGAATACAGTGCAATATTAGGAGTAGATATTGATTACCCAAAGATGAATGTGTCAACAATACATTCTTTTTGTAAGGCTATACTTGATGATAACCCAGATTTACACGGCAATAGGCCCAGTTTTGATATACTTGATGAGATAGGTCAAGCAACGGTACTACTTAGGCTTGCTGAAGACTATATGTACAAAAGCAGCGTCGGAGCCTGTAGAGAAATCGTGGAAAACATTATTCCCTATATTAATAAAATCACAGACGAGAATCTATCCACTAAAGCTGTATATAACTATCTGAAAGGTAAGCTAGTAGGCATATCCAGTTTAGAAGACAAAGAAATCAATAAGATTAAGAATGCTATACATCTTAATGCTCTTTACCCTATATACGAGCAAACCATCAATGATCTTAATTTCATAGATTTCGGCCACATGCAGAGATTAGTATATGAACAGATGCTGAGTAATCCTGTGTTCTTATCGAAACTAAGATCAAAATATAAATATATCTTAATCGATGAGTTCCAAGATACCAGCTTTCTACAGAATGCAATTCTGTTGAGCATTTCTGAACCTCTATACAACTTTACTGTATGCGGTGATGACGACCAAGCCATATATCGCTTTAGAGGTGCGACAGTCCAAAACTTCTTATCATTATCTGATAGAGTCAGTGGGCTGAAAAGCTATTATCTGTCGACTAACTACAGAGCTAATAAAAACTTAGTTGAGTTTTCGAATCTGAGTATAAAAAACAATGAACGATATAGATTACCTAAAACAATTGTATCCTCATCAGAGGAAGAGGGACTGATAAGTATTGAAAGGCATGCCACTGTTGATGATGAAATAAACGTTGTTATAAATACTATCGAGAACTTTATCAAAAATGGTGATTTATTATATGGGCAGATTGCCATTTTATTTAGGTCTATCAATAATTTTGCACTAGCACTCGTAAAAAAACTAAGAGAAAAACAAATCCCCTATACAGTCAGGGGTATCGATAAATACGAAAGTTCTTCTGTTATAAAATCTGTTGTTTCAATCCTCGATTATTTAGTAGATAAAAAATGTAACGAGATTAATCTAATTGATAACTCTTTATTTACGAATGATCTGGGTATAGAAACTTATAAACCAGAAGAACGTAACAATGTTGGGATTAGTGAGGATGACTTAAAATATGCAAAATCATTGCAGCAGATTAAGGACAAAATAGCATCAAAAGAGTATCATAGTAACTTATCCATCTATTACGATATCCTAAACAACAATACCATTGTTAAAGATTGGATAAAAGAAGAAGACTATGGCAATCTGCAAGATATTGGATACTTATCTAATGTGTTCAATCTTTTTGATACAATTCACAAAAGGACAGATCCTTATCTTCTCAATGCGTTAATAAAAAGTCTAGTTATGAAGGGGATAGAAGATAGTGCTTCAGACACAACTGATGCTATTCAGATAATGACTATTCATCAGGCAAAAGGTCTTGAATTTCCATGTGTAGTAATGCCCAATCTGATTAAGACACCTACCAAATTGAATAAGTTTTGTTTGTTAGATGAGTTATTCAATTATGAAGTCAAAGACTCATCGGTTTTAATGGATGTTGATGAGCGAAAAGTGTTTTACGTGGGAATTACGAGGGCCCAGAATGTACTATTACTTTCGTATTCAGATCGGTCGCTCAATGGCAAGAAACAAACTATTAGCCCTTATTTGAAAGATCTCGAACATTTAACTAATGGGAATATACCAACCATCTCAAAAATTCAAAAAAAAGAAAAAAATAGCCTTATACTGAGTTTTAGCCAGATCAAAACCTATCTTGATTGTCCTCGAAAATATTACCTACTGTATGTCGCTAAGCTTGCTACGGTGCAACAAGCAGAAGTGTATTTTGGATTATCGATTCATAGAGCCCTTGATGAAATGCATAAGCTCATCCAAGGTGGATATAACTTAAGTACAAAAGAACTAACTAAGATCTTACAGTCTAATTGGATATCTATCTTCAGACGAAAGAAGGATGATAAAGACCTTTTTGATCGCGGACTTCAATACATTAACAACTACTACACAAACGAATCTTTGTATCTTTCAAATAGGATTGTTAACTCAGAGATGCCTTTCAAACATCTCTTCAAGAAACAAAACGTCTATGTTAATGGGATAATCGACTTGATTGTCAAGAATGATGATAACACACTCACAATAATTGACTTTAAGATTAGCAATATTGACGTGCCAATCTACGCAACTCAGATGCAGTTGTATGGTAATATAGTCGATAGTATGAACATAGGGAAAATAGCATCGCTCGAGTTATATAGTGTTGCAGAAGCTAAGAGGAAAAGCATCAGCTTTGATGGAAATGATGTGAATCGTATAGAGGAAATAGTTGGATATGTAAGTGAGTCAATTCACTTAGCAAAATGGAATCATACCACTAATCATGGTTCTTGTAGATCATGCCCATATAAATCATTATGTGAAAGACATTCATCTTGATATGCAAAGTTCTCTATACGATTGTTTGCCATCTTGATGTATTTTTCGTTGAGGTCATAACCAAAAAAGTGTCTTCCAGTTTGTTTTGCGGCTACTGCAGTAGTGCCTGACCCCATAAACGGGTCAAGAACTAAATCTCCAACGAATGAGAATAATTTAATCAATCTAAGAGGTATCTCAACTGGGAATGGTGCAGGATGCATCCGGTTCTTTTCAGGAGATATTCTCCATATCGTTTCAATATAGCTGTACCACTCAGATTTCTCAAGCTTACTGAGTTCTTTTGTCTGTTTATCCACAGCTTCAGGTAATCCATCTTTAACGAATACATTTATAAATTCTATTGTATTCATAAAATAAAAATTTGGCGGATACGGGTAAGAGCCCATCATAAGTTGGTCTGTTTTTCCCTTATCCCATATGACTAGGCCATACCTATGAAACTCAGTATGCTGCAATATAGTGAATTCAATATCGTTATTAATGTTCAGTATATCACGATTATGGTGAGTATTCATTTCCTTCTTGCTCATAGGAAGTAATGGCGTATTGATACACAGTTTTCCATTAGGTTTTAATACTCGAAAACACTCTTTCCACACTTCAAGCATGCTATTCAGATAGTCTTCGTAAGAATTATCAGATTTACCTATCTGATCATGGTGCTCATAATCCTTAGCTGTATAATAAGGTGGGCTTGTTACAACTAGTCTGACACTTACGTCAGGCAATTCTTTCATGCATTTGCTATTTGCGCATACGATTTTATCATATTCCATTTATGTATCCTTTCAATACTTGGTGTGTGCCAACCTATAGAATTCAACCATGAAGTCAAGTAGTCTTTTCACACTGCTAATGATATTAAAATTAATGGATAGATTATCATATCATGAAAGTCGTCGTCCTACACTTCCAATGAAACGGCGGAAACGGTGTATGTGTTCCGGATACGCCTATGGGGTTCATCTCTGAGTCATATTCAATCTGATTGTCTTTGATCCATGGCGCTAGGGCTTTGATGTAGTCTCTGGCATCATCTAGGCTGTTGGACTTGGTATCCAGAGCCATCAGATTATCCATCACCTCGATGGCATCGTTTAGAGGATAGACCTTATCTTGAGCTGCCAATGCCCGGCAGATATCGCTGGTGCGATCATCAAGGATCACCACGAGCTTATAGTATTTGGCTTTGGCTTTCTTGTAGCCTTGTAATCTTCCGAACTCTCGTATCCGGAGAGCCGTGTGCTCTGCCAACCCTTGCCAGTAGTGTGATGAGCGATTGGCGAGGTCATTGAACTGGTCTTTGAGAGTATCAGCCAGCATTTTTTTCGTATAGCCTTGCTCGATGGCTTTGGAGAGAGTATCTGCAAACTTCTGCCTGACATCTGCTTCGAAGTGATTCCCGATCCAGAACAACTGCTGCTTCTGTATAGTGGAGGAGAGATGCTGATCTTCGATGCCCCATATACCTATACTGGTCTTTGTAGGGGCTTGCACTTGGGTGTCCCTCAGTCCGAGCCGCACACAACGGTCTATTACCCTCTTGGTGGGCTCATTAACCAGTGCTGCGAAGTCATCTCCCAACTGGGTATTGATGATGCCCATAAGCTTATCTATGGCGTTCTTGTTGATCTTCTCGGCTCGTGGCATGTCACTCAGCATTTGTATGGCAAGCCGTGTAGCATCCTTGATCTCGGTCTTCCAGGCATTATTGAGGACCCGGTAATACTCAAGCATGAGCTTATCGTAGTAGTTCATTAGAAGCTGAATCTCCGGACTTTCACTCTATTCCTGCCGATATCATATTCCGAGAAGCGTTCCAAGCATCCTGCCAGGGCATCACAACCATCGATATAGCCATCAGGATAAGTGAGGAACTGACTGATGAGTGTAGGAGTGTCTTGACCTTCAGGAAAGAGCACCTTGGCGGTCTCGATGATGGTCTCGGTTCTCTCGATGCGCAGGTTCTTGTTATCTTTGTTATCGATCCGCTTGATTCTGTGCGATATTGGTGGCAGATGATTATCAGTAGCCCATCTATCGAAGTCGGCAAGGATGCGAGCCTGACCATAGGTAGTTTCACAGGCAGCTCTGGCTTTTACTCGATAGATACGATCCAACTCCTGATAGGCATCGTAATAGTATCTGAAGAACTTGGTATTCTCAGTTTGACGTATCCAGACGTGGATAACATAGAAGCGATTACCATCATAGCCTATGGAGATGACTGCCTTGTAACAGCCCTTCTCTCCCCAAGCAGGATCGGCATAGAGCCAGACCCGTTTCATCTGGGATGGTTCCGGCAGGGTCCGATACTTGGTGAACCAATGGTTCTTGAATATGTTCCCTTCAATGACTGGCTGACCCAGCATCTCCCTCTGATATCCGGTATGCCCGAACTTTGCTCGCAGGTTGGGCAGAGTGGCAGTAGGGTACTGAGCTTCCCAGATGGACTTGCCATGCTGATCTTCGAGAGAGAAGCGCAGAATCGCTTTCTGGTGCGTTTTCAGAACCGACTGGTATCCCAAGTCCAAATCTGGATTATCTGCCCGCATTTCGCCTAATATGAGTTCCTGAAACTGGCAGATGGCATAGTTGGGGTGTACCAGGTTACCGAGCCAGACGATCTTGCCATTGCCCTCCGGAGATAATGCTCCGGCAAGCTCTTGGGTGATCTTCTCCATGCGTCTCTTGCCGATTGATTGGTTGCCCATGTTCTCTTCTTTATCGATATCATCGCAGACGATCAGTCCGGGTCGCTTGGCAGTCTTGGGATTGATAGTTCCACGATGGCTCTGCTTGATACTCCTGGCTCTGATCCTGGCTTTATTCTTGAGATAGAAGTCCAGATCAAAGGCATCCATAGGCTGCAGCTCCGGATAGTCCATCGTGAGCCGCTTGTTGTTCTGCAGTTCATGTAAGGTGAAAGCAGTACGCTCCTGCGCCAGATCTACGTCTGCGGCGGTGTGGATTACGTAGCGTTCACCATTGATGATTCTCCAGATGGGATAGACCACTCCCATAAGTACCGTTTTGCCCAGCCCACGAAAACCGGTGATGGCGATGATGCCTGTGCTCTTATCAGTCTCATCGAACATGGTCTCATGTGCTGGGCAAAAAGGTAGTGGGAAGATATGCGGGAAATAGGTATGGCAGAAGAACGAGAAGGCGTTCCAGCCTCTGCCGGTGGCTCGCTTGATGCGCTCTGCCTTAGCCTCTGGATTATCATCTATAAAAGGCAAGACGGAGATCGTTTTGGCTGTGATCTCCGCCAATGCCTTGTTATGCCGCTGGAGGAATTGCTTAGACATAACTTAAATAACCCGACGCCTGTTTGGGGCAGGCGTCGGGAACTGCGGGCATGGAGGGACCTGCAGTGTGGTCACAAGTGCGCAGAGCCGGAGGCGACAGCTCCGCACAGGATGTCAGACTTGGATGGTTTATGTAGGCTGTAGGGTTGGGTTTAAGCATTGCGGACTCTTAAGTATTCAGCCAGATCGTGCAGAATGCTTTGGAACTGCTTGAGCAGGGTCTCATGCCCTTTCTCGATCATAAAGTCGGTTACTTGGTCAAGGAAGCGTACGATATAGTCGTTCAGTTCCTTGGCAGGTTCGGAGTCCTTCTGATTCTGTTTGATGAGAGAGACCAGGCTCTGCAAAGCGGTATCTGCCGGATTCTTGGCATATTCTCTGAGTGCCTGGATCAGCGCCTTCTTGCGGGCTAAGCTGATCTCGTGGTCAAGCTTGCGCTCTTCTTTATACAGGTCGTTCCATTTACCGTTATTGATCCACTTGCGGACAGTGATCACGGAGACCCCGAAGATCACCGCCAGCTCAGTGGGATCGGTCTTGCCGTTCAGATAGGCTTCTTTGCAGTTCTCCCGCTTGATGCGGAATTCAAGTGCGTTACTCATACTCAGGGCGTACCTTGTGCTTGGTAAGATACTCGTTCAAGTCCTTGCCGGAGCAGCGTAGCTGTCCGTTTTCCTTGGTTCTAAAGGCAGGCAGAGGATCGAGTATATCCTTGATCCAGCGATACACCGTGGTACGGTTGACCCTGAGTGTTGCTGCCACTTCATCGGGTCGGTAGTTGCGTTCGTCTTTGAATATACTCATCGTCTCCTCTGCTGCATTATTAGTTTCAAATGTCATCTTTCCTTCTCCTCTGCTTTGATCAAATTAGGATGCATCAGGATGCAACTCAATTATAAGGAGCTAAAGTTAAGCATAACCTTGTTGTAGTTCCCGGCTTCATCCCTTACGGAAAAAGAGATGTACTGCTTGGTAGACGTAACCATGATGGCCTTGTCGATCAGCTCCATCGCTTCCTTCCAGATCGGGTCTTTGATCTTGTAACGGCGCAAGGCGAAGATACGGTAGCGAGCCAGTTGACCCCGTTTATCGACTTGGAAAGCTTCATTGACGATGGCCTTGAGATTGTCATTGGAGTTCTCTGACCAGGCTTTAATGCACTCGTCTATCTTCTGCTTGGCAAGCTGCAGCTCGATGCCGAACTGAATCTTCTCCCGGTAGCGGATTTCGATCTTGTACTTCTCATCGAAAGTAAGCAACAGAGCATTACCCTTCCATTCGAGGTTGTTCTTTTTGGCAGCATCGTTCAAATAACCTTCCACTACCTTAATGATGGCGAGTTTTTCTTTGAGGATGTGTTCATGCAGTTTAAGTGCACGATCCATCGCTTTGGTAACGGCTCTCTCTCGATCCAGGATGTCTTGATTGAGCACTTTGACGGAGATTTCCCGTCCTTGGGCATCGGTCAGAGTACGGCTCTTTGTGTTAGTAGTAGACTTTCTACTCATGTGTATCCTCCCTTGGATATTCTTTATTGTTATTGATTTTCTGTTTCCGGATGTAGGACTGGAACATGGCGATGACCGCCCTGCGCTCTTCTTGATTGAGCAGGTTCCAGTGGCTCTTCTGATAATGTTTGATGGTATATGCCCGCAACTGGTCATCCGTCCAGCCGGCTTGCTTCATCAGAGCAAACATGTACTTGCCCTGCTTATCAAAGGTGAACTCATGGGGGCGACCATGCTTACGATAGTTGATCATGAGCGCTTTCAGCTCTTTGAGCTTCTCTTCCGGCAGAGCCCGGAGCGAGTCGCCGTAACCGAGAGTGGTCATGATCAGCTTGAACCCGTCTAATGGCCAGTGAAACTTCTTGACTCTTAGGGCGTGAATCTCTTGGCGTAGTTTGCGTTCCCGTAGTTCTTGTGTCATAGAATGTCCTTGATATTTTATTCTAACCCTTTTCTCTTGAGGAATGTCTCGAATTTAATGCGCCAAAACCACTCGGATTCCCGATACTCTAACCATGCCTGATGGATAAGTTTCTCTTTGGCGGCTTGCCTCGCTAATCGCTCCTGCCTTCTGATTTCCTTCTCTTCTGCCCTCCGAAGCTTCTCTTCTGCATTGATCTTTTGCCGCATCCGACCCAGGATGCCCGGCTCAATATGCTTGCCGATCTCTCTCAATCTATCCCGGCAGATAACTTTATACTGCTTGCCTACCATCCCGATGCATCCGATAGATGCCAGCGCTTCCATATAAACGAATACCCACTGACGGCTTCTACCAAAAGCCTCGGCGATAGCTCGGATGGACGTGTATTTACCCTTCTCGATCTGGTCGAGAAGAGCGGTAGCTGCACCTACTTCGAACTTCCAGTCTCCCTTCTGATTGTAGCAGACCATCGGTTGATAGCGGTCAGCCAAGACATAGATGCCCTCTTTCTTGGAGATCAGTTTGATCGTCTTATCCGCCAGCAGTTCAAGCAGCACAGGCTCAATGGCAGAGATATCTTGCGCTATCATATTAGCTACCGTCTCGGCGTTGAACGGCTTCTTGAACTGCCTTACGAAGTTGAGTACCAGATCTTTAGTCGTCATTGGGCAAGCTTGAGATCGATTACTCTTCCGGGTGATTTGCTGAGCTTGAGCTCTCCGGTTTCGAGGGAGTGCATCATTTTCATGGCTTTTCTTAAGTTGCCCTTTGCCGATTCATGGATCAAGTCTACCATCGCATCGGTTACTTCCACCTCAAGCACTTCTTTGGCGAGGATTTTGATGTCCTTGCGGCTTACGGGTTTGAATTCATAAAAGGAGTTGCAGCGGTCAAAGTAGTATTCATTGATTTGCGAAAGCCGGTCCTTGGCATTCTGCATCCCCACTAAGATCACTACCGTCAGCGTCTCATCCACGATGTCCCGGATCGCACCAAGCAGCTTATCATGCTTGAAGGCATAGTCGATCTCATCGATTACGATTACCATGTCCTCTTGCTCTTCCAAGATCTGCAGGCAGAGCTTGAAAAGGTTGTTGGTCGTTCCGTAGGGGATATTGTAGCCAAGGTTGAACCGTTGATACAGGGCAGTGATCAGATCGACTGCGAAGGACTTGGGGGTAGTCGTAGCTTCCAGTCTCAGATAAATATAGCCTCTCTGAAAAGACATTCTCTGGGCATAGGTGGTCTTGCCGAGCCCGGGCAATCCGTAGATCAATCCCAATCCCACCATCTCCATCTTGGGTCTATTGAGCAGGTAATTGACGCACTGGTCGGCTTCAACCACATTGCTTATTCTTACGAGCTGATTCTGTTTCAAGATATCCTCCTTACTTGATTCCTATGAATTTGAGCATCTCTTCGAAGCTCTTTTCTTTGGGTTTGATCTCATCGTCATCCTCCTCCAATCTCAGTGCTGGGGGAGGATCGAGCTTATTGGGCAGGGTCGCCTGTATCTGCTTATCAAGCTCTTCCATCAGCTGCTCGGCATTGGGCGGAGGAGTCTTTATGGTTGGAGCTTGAACAAAGATGGGATTGCATTCTACTTCCGCCATGGGCAGAGGCTTAACCAGTCTATCCACGGCTTCCTGCGTTTCTCTGACGATTTGTTTGGTGCGCTTGGCGATCAGCTTTTGATGTCGCTTATTGGCTTTCTGTTCCTTATGCAGTTCCGCTGCCGAGATCGGATTGTCCTTATCCAATAAGATGAAGGGGTCTTGCGATCTGCGGACCTCCGCTTGGCAGATGAAGTTGTCTTGCATGTCATAGACGAGTATCCAGCGCAGATCACTCAGATCGTAGCGAATCAGCAGTTCTTTGCCGATATGCCCAATCAGTTCCGTATTCCAGTACATCAGCTTATTGAGCATGATGCCATTGTTACGCAGAGTCTTGCGCACCGTAGACAGCATCATGAAATTAAGCTTACTGGCTTCAATCTTCTGCTCTTCCGGAACCGGTTTGGCACTGTAGACCTCCCAAGGTGTTTTGCCATGCAAGCCGCTATGCGGAGCTTCACCATACATCTTCCGAATGAAGAAGCCGATCATCTGCATGGCTTCTTCTATGGTAGGAGGAGTGGAATCATACATCTTCCTTGCCCACTTTTCATTACGCATCAGAGTTGCGGGTTTATCGTCTATCGATGCGCCCCGGAAGCTGCTGATGAAGCGTTCAAAACGTTCCTGGAAGGTCTTGAAGAAGCGTTCGATCACCTTAGCTTTGGCATTGTAGCTTTCGGCAAAGGCTACCTGTACGCCCAGGCGGGGGAAGATCCCGGCCAGATCGTTGGCAAGGTCATGCTCCTGCCACTTCTCGTTGAAAAGCTTTGCCCGGAAGGCTTTACCGTTATCAAGATATACGTACTTGGGAACTCCGCCCCAATTGAGGAAGGCGTTGCGGAAGGCGATCTGGATATGCTGGCTGTCCTCGGTAAAGGCAAGTGAAGCTCCTACCGGGTATCTCGATGCCCAGTCAAAGACCATGATCATGGTCATCCGCTGCGCTTTCCCGGTCTTGGGATTCATGATATCGAAGGCGAGGGTATGTCCATCCGCCACCCATACGTCTCCTACATTGAGCAGGCTGGAATCTCGGATGATCGTCTTGACTATGGTCTCAGCCACCGCCTTGCTGCCCAATCTCGCTTGAGTCCAGATCGCCATGTTGTCTCGTTTCCAGTCCATGACCCAGCGTTTGAGGGTTGGTGCCGAACTTGGTGATTCCAAGCAACCCATCCGCTCATAGTCTTTGATCGTGGAGATGGCGGTGCCGATCTTGATCTTCTGAGGAGTCAGCAGCAGCTTAAGCAGAAACTGCTGCTCCAGATAGGTGACCTTGCGTCCCTTCGTCTGGTTCTTGGACTTATGTATCAAAGCGAACATATCTCGCTCGTTCTGCAGATATTTCTCTACCCATAACCGCAGGCAGCGTTCTTTGCGCTGCCCTTTGATCTTGAGCAGTTCCGGGATGAATCTGCCGCTGTTGTACTCATCGGTGATCTGCCGCCACTCTTGAACTCTTGCCTCGCAGCGCTTCAAACGCTCCAAGACACGCTCGCAGAACTGAGCATTGAGCTGAGCCTCGGTCTTGCAGCTGAGCAGTTCTTTCTCCTTCGGCTCCAGATCAAGGCTCGGAGCCTCTTCAATCGGTTCCGGCTCAGGAGGTGGGGCGACTTCCAGTTTCTGCTCCGATTGGAATATCTTTACCAATTGAGCGGCTTCGCCTGTAAACCTGAACTTCGCTCCCGATCTGATCAGAGCGACGACCTGCTGATAGTTACGGTCGTAGTTCTGCAGGTCCACTTGCTTATACACTGATTCAATTCCGTCCACCTTGTCCCTCCTGCTTCTTTACCTTATTATATGAGACGATAAAGAGACTGCTATGCTCGTGTCCCGCGATGAGCATCCGTTCCTTCTTTAAGGTTACCGGCTCCTGATGCAACTTGCGGCAAAGCTGCTTATCCAGATCAACTATGTTCTGGTCGACCAATACAAATAACTTGGTGGTGCGATAATCTCCGCTCTTTACCGTCCTTCTCACCGCGATAAAGGTACCGTCGTCTATCATCCTCCGAATCGTCTTTACCGACTTACCGTAAATCTGTGCCAGCCGGGCAGCCGGCAACCATAAAAGTTCTACTCCTGTTTCCATCACATAACCTTCCAAATCGAGCAAACCACTTGGACAACCACTTGGACATTTCTGAGGACAACCACTTGGACAATTGCTCAAACCACTTGGACATTTTTGGCACCACTTGGACAAAAATGCACAGATTGAGTGGCTGTTGTGCCTGGAAGCTATGCGTAGAAAGAGTTTGGAACCGTTTTGTCCAAGTGGTTCGGCTTTCAAAACCACTTGGACATTTTTCGAGAGGCAGGTTTCACATCTGCCATTTTGTCTCGATTCTGCGTTCAT